ATAATAAACTTACTATTTTTCATTATTCATCATCTCCAATATAAATACCACTTATATTCTTAATTTCATTTCTCTTTAAAATAGATAATGTTTTAATTGTACTATTTTTAGTTAATTTTTCTATTTGTTTTAATAAATAATATATATCTTTTAAATTATCTAATAAATTTCGTTTATCACTTCTAACATCTGCAAGGTTTTCATTTAATCTTCCTATTTCTTTTTCTTGTATTAATACATTTTCATCTAATTTTCGTATATCTTCATATAAATCTTTTTTAGTTAATAATCTCATTTTCTTCATAATTTTCTCCTTTTAATATTTTTGATAAATCTTCTTTTGCTATATCATCTCTTATCATTGTTGTTTCTGGGTTTTCTTCATAATCATAATCAACGACTTCTATATATAAATCGTGTGTATTTATATATTCTAATGCTTTATCTACTTTATCAGCAACACAATTTCTTTGTTTCTTTAATTGTTCTATATAGTCATATAACATTTTTATATCTTTTAATGATAAAAGATAAGTTTCATATTCAACACAATATTCATCATCAAAACGATTTTTTCCAATTTTATTAAATAATTCTTCTACTTTATTTGCTATCATTACTTTCCCCTTTTAGTATTTTTATTAGATAAACTACATCATTTTTATCTAAATCAATGTAGTTTCCACTTGCTAATAAACAACAAGTACTATTAATAAATTCAATTGCTTTATTTAGTCTTTGTTGTAGTTTCTTATACCCAGTAACTACTATTGAATAATCACCTTTTAATTCATATAGTTCTTCTTCTAGTTCTTTTATTCTTTGTTGTAATTCTCCACAAGTATCATTAGCACTATCATAAGTATCTTGCATAGCAAATTTTAACCTTTTATTTTCTTTTTCAAGTTCTTCTATTCTTTTTTTTATTTTTTCAAACTCTCTATATGTTTTTCCATAATGCCTACCACCATAAACAACACTTATTTCAATAGGTATCTTTTTATTATAATATTTAGTCATTTTATTCACCACTATTCATTAAATTCATATACTTTTTCATATTTGTTAGGTTCTTTATGTAATTTATGTTCCAATAGTGGTAGCAAAAATTCTTCAACACAATTTTCACATAAATCATAACCTAAATAATATTTATATTTTCTTTCTTTGTAAACATCTGCATCATCATAAACTCTTATAGATGAAAAATCATCAAATTCTGTATAAATTTCAGCACCACATTTATCACAAACTAATTGTTCTTTCTCTACAAAGTGTGCTGGTATAATTTCTTGCTCTTTATATATCTTTTTAGTCTTTAACATTATTCCACCCCAATTCTTCTATTTGTTTATTTATTGCTTGTAGTTCTTCTAATGTTATATTACAACTTTCTTCTAATATTAAATTTTTATAATATTTCTTTATATTTTTTACTGAACCTGTTAAATTACTATAAAATCTTATAAATGTGTTTGTTCTTTTTTCTTTATACAAAATACAAGTATTATCTTTATTTGTTTGATAAATATAATATTCTAATTTTTCAAACATTTCTTTTGCACTCATATCTATTCTCCTTTTATATTTACTTCTACATTTCCATCTATATCAGTTATAACTTTTACTTCTTCTATTTTTACAATTTTAACATTAGCAGTTGAAATTATAATTGGTGTTTTTATAAAAGATAAAATTGTAATAAATAATATAATAATAGCAATTCCTAAAATAAATTCTTTCTTACTCATCTTTCATTTCCTTTATAGTTTTTCTTAACATATATTCAAATCTTGCTTTTGTATTATTTTTCATTTTGTAATTACAAAAATTACATATTTTAAAACTTTTGTTTGCTTGTATTGTATTTATATGCCCACAATTCTTACATTTAACTCTACAAGGTTTCATTTTAGTATAATAATTTTCTATCTCACTCATTTTCATTTTTAACAATAGAAATAGTCTTATCTGGGTATTTATACTCAAATAACTTTCTTTTTAATCTAAATACTTTATCTTTTTCAGTAAAATTAGATTTTACATCTTCAACTATCACTTTGTTCTCCTTTACATTAAAATATTCAAAGTCTGCAACATATTCAATTTTTCTATATGTTGTACCATTTTTCTTAAAACTTTCTTGTAATATGTATCGTGGTTGTAATTTTAAATCTTTAATTCTACCACTTCTTTGTAGTAATAGGAGAGTGGCATATCTACCACTTTCCTTTTTACTATCAAATTTAATACCATTTACAATTGTTTTTTTTGCTAAATATTTGCTCAATTTTCATCTTCCTATTCTTTATTTCTTATTTTTAAAATGGTAAATCATCACTTAATTCAATATCATTACTAAAATCTTCAAGGTTTTTACTACTCTTTTCTTCTTCATCAGTTTCATAGTCCATAACCATAATATAATCGTACTTTTTATCTCCTTTTTCATAAAAACTCATAAAAGCATTTTTAATCTTGATATTACAAGTATATGCTGGTTCTTCATCTTTTTTAAATTTAATTGATTTTTGCATATATTTATATGTTCCATCTTCTTGTTTATTAGAGATAGAAGTGGTGAAATACACACTTCCATCTTCTCTTTCATTTCTAAATACTTTTTGATAACCATTTCCACTATTTATATTTAACATATTATTTACTCTCCTTTATTAAAACATAACCTTTTTTTCCATTTGATTTTTTCTCTACTTTTTCTAAACACTCATTATAAGCATTTTCATATTTTTCTTTTAGTTTATCTTCATTTAATTGTTCAACTATTTTAGTTGATGGTAAAACTGGTGCTACTCTTGTAATTGTAATACTACCATCATTAGTTGTCCATTTCTTAACACCATTTCTTTCCATAGCATCATATAATTTTGCTTTAAAATCATCATATTGTTTATTAAGTTCTTCTAATTTCTTAATATTATCAGTGATATTAATAAGTGCATCATTATATTCTTTAACTTCTACTGGTAAGAAATCATATTCACTCATTAATGGGTTTTCTTTTAATTCTTTTAAATCTTGTTTGAATTTTGGTACTTCATTTTTAATTTCTTCTACATAATCAGTATAATCATCAATATTGATTTTATAAATATGTAATCTACTAGGGTCAAAATCTTTAACCCATTGTTCTGGTGTTTTATTTTTAAAATCTTCATCTCTTTCATATACTGCTAAAACACTTCTTTTAAATGGTGATAGCATTAAACCCCATAATTGTTGTACTATATACTTTTTATAATCTTTTAAATCTTCATATATTTGTGATGTAGTCTTAATTTCTAATGTAATTTCTTGTTCTTCATCATAACCATCATAATTACATCTATCACCAATAGTATCATCATAATCTTTTGCAATTGTATATTCAATAAAATTTAAACCATATTCTTTATTGATATAATTTCTAATTACACCCTCAATTACTTCACCATATTCAGTATAATCATTTCCAGTAAACTCATTTGGTTCAATTCCACTTTTATCAAGTAATAATTCATATCTACTTTCAAATGGGTTGATACCCAAGATGGTAGATATTTCACTACCACCTATATATTTATCTCTATCTTTTAAAACATTTTTATTTGTTGGCATTTTTTATTCTCCTATTCTAATTTTCTAACATTAAAGTTGTTAATGCAACTTTATAATCATCATCAGTTGATGTTTTAGTTAAATTGTATTTTTTAGCAATTTCAACTACATCTAAATTGTTTTCTTTGCAATACTTAATAAGTTCTTCTCTATTAGTTAATACTTTTTTAGTAGTTGTTTTCTTTGATGCAGTATTTTTTTCAGTTCCACTTTGTGCATCAAACATATCATTTTCAATAATATCAAAAGCAGTCATATATAAGTATCTTCTTTGGTAAGTTTCAGTTCCACCAAGTGCTTGTATTTTATTACAACCCTTTAATTCAAGTTCTTCCATAGGTGAAGTATATACTACTTGTTCTTCAATTTTTTCAATATTAGTAATAGTTAATATTGCTAAATCTCTTGTAAAACTAATTGAAGTGTGTAATTTATGTTTATTACATAACTCTATAAGTTTTGGTGTAATATCTGCAAGTTCATAATATTTAAACCCAGCAAATTTATTTTCTCCACTCTTTTTTAAATTGCTTTTTAATAAACCATCTTTTACTAATTGTATTTTTTCATAAATATTCATATTTTATTCTCCTATCTCTTTCATCATTTTATCAATTTCAAAATCTACTAATTTATATAAAGCATAGTTACAAGTGTTATTGTTTCTATCTTTAACACATCTTTCGTGTGTTTCAATATTCATACCATATTCATTTCTTAATCTATAAATGATAGCACTTAATCTTGTTGCACCATATTTTTGAATAGCAGTCCAAGTGTCTATTTCACCATATTTAAGTAAATGTTCGTGTACTTGTTTAATCTTTGTTTCTTTCATAATATCTCCTTTCTATAAGTTTCTTAAATCTCCACCACTATATGAAAAATCTTCTTCTTCATCTGGTTCATTTAGTCTTTCAATTTCTTCTTTTAATTCATCAATTTTATAATTAGCATCTTCAATTAAGCCTATTAAATCAATTAGTTTGATATATTCATCAAGTTCAATTTTAATAATTTTAACTCTAGTATCAGTTTCTTCATTTAATCTTTCAATTTCTTTTTTCCAATAATCATCTATTGGTATTAGTATTTTTTCTATGTCCATTTTTTCTACCCACTTTCTTTAATTTATTTAGATATTCAACACACTCTTTTCTTTTTTCGTGTACGAATATATGTTTAATGTTTATGCTTTGTTCCATATATCTATATTCTACTACTGCATAATTATCATCATTTCTTTTAACAATTTCATATTCTTTTTTCATATTCATCTCCTTTAACTATATTAAGTATATATCATTTATGTATAAAAGTCAATTAAATATTCAAGTTTTTTTAAAATTATTTTTGATTTTATTTGTGTTAATAGAATTACTAGGCATTATTATTTATCTTTAAACACTATTTTTAAGCATTTTAAGACACTTTTAATATTCAACCTATATTTATACCTAAATGATATAAAACTCTTTATTAATTAGTCCAAAACTATTTCTAGGTAGTCAAATTGTTTATCTTTATTTAAAACTTTTACAATAGTTTCTAAATCTAAATAACCAAATTTGCTTTCATATCTATTTTTTTCTTTGTTAAAAGTAAATGTTTCAGCATCACCATCTATTTTAATAAGTAAATCTTCTCTATTCTTTAATTTATTCAATACCTTTTGTTCGTAAATATTCATCTAAATCAAATTCCTCTCCATTTTTATTATCACTAGATAAGTCCATATTCAACCAACTAGGTGTTGGTGATGATTTTTTATTTGTAGTAATACTCTTTTTATAGAACAAACCTTGATAGTTATTTGCTATTGAATTATGTATTCCATCAATAATATCATCAACAGAATATTCTTTTAAGTCTTTATTGATTTTATTTATTAAAGCAGTTAAACCCTTTTCTTTATAACTTTGGTGTTTTTCTTTCTTATATTCTAACCACTCTATAAAAGCATTATTCAATTCTTGATTATCAAAATAATCACTTTTTTCTTTTATATTTTCTTTTTTATTTATAATATTATTATTTATATTATTATCTTTGTCGTTTTTGACAAGGGGGTATTGTTCATTTTGACAAGGGGTATTGTTCAATTCAACAATAGGTGTTGTCATATCTAACAATACTATATCTCTTTGCTTAATTTCTTTACCAACCATTTCATAATCTACTTTAATATAACCAAGTTCTTTTAACTTTGTTATTTTTTTAGATATAGTCCATATTGTTGTACCAAATTGCTTTGCTAAAAAATCATTTGTAGCATAACAATAACCAGTTTTTGCAGATAAACTACTAATAATCAATAGTAAACCTAACTCGTTTGTTATTTTTTTATCTAATGCCCATTTATTTAAGCATATTGAATAACCGTTTTCCATAACTATCTCCTTTTTCTAACTATTTATTTCTCTTTTTTAAAATATCTCTAATATAAGCACTAATTGATATTTCTAATGCTTTACTTTCCTTTTCCAAATCTCTAAATAGTTGTTCACTAATATTTAATTGAAAAGTATGTTTCTTGTTGATTATCTTTTTTTCCATATTTTCACCACCTTTCAATATATATTATATCACAATTATTTCAATTTGCCATACTTTTTAAACATACTTTGTATAAATTGTTCTTCTGGTGTGTTATCATATCTATAATGTTTCAAACTTTTTCTAGTTCTCTTTAATTCTTTAAAAGTCATATCAAAAAATTCTTGTCTAGTCATACCACTTTCAGTTCTAACTTGCTTATATTCGTTATATAACATAGGTTTAATTGCCATACACATTTGATTATACTTGTCTTTAATATAATCATTTACATATTTATTATATTGTTCCTTTGTTTTCTTCATTTTTCTTAATTTTTCTCCTTGCTAACTTAATTCCTAACTCAATAAAATTAGAATAAGTCATATTATTTTTCTCTAATAAGTCTTTCAGTTCTTCCCTATCTTCTTTTTTTACATAAAAATTAATTCTTTTATAGTTTCTTTTGTTATATTCGTTATTGTAAGCAATTTTTTTTGCATAACCAACTTCTCCAAGTCTTTCAAGTTCTTTACTCATTATTTCACCACCTTAATCTTTATCACTAATAATTAGTATTAAAAGTATTATAAATACTAATATTGCACCTATTATTTCTCCTATAACTTGAAACATTGCCCATAAATTCAACCAATTCATTATTCTTCATCTTCACTTTCTATTAATTTATTACTTTTTTCTAATTTATTAATTTCAATTTTAGATATATTATAATCGTGATTAATATACCAATTGATTTCTCCTTGTACTTTCTTTAAATCAGTAAAGTAAGAGGTACTTCTACCACTTACCTTACCAATTACTTCATTTTCATATTCTTTCGTATAATATACTATAAGTTCATAGTTTGCTTGTCCTTTTGTTATTAAATTCATTATTCTTCATCTCCTACATATTTTCTTTTATTAGTTTTTCTACATAATCTACTGCATCATCAATATTTTTAAATGATTTTTGATTACCCCACTCTTCATCAGTAAACATATTATCTGCTTGTTTATTTTTACCATATACAATAGTAGGTTCACCACTATTTCTATGTCCATAAACCCATATATATAATGTTTTTTCGTAATTCTCATTATGTATATTTAATACATAACCTTGTTCTCTACAATTGTAAAATGTTTCAGCAAACCCATTTAATTTCTTTTCTTGTAAAATATCTCTGTATTGTAAAAAGTTCAAAATGTATTCACTATAAATTAAACCCATATCTTTATAAATCATTATTTATTCTCCTTTAACAAATTATTTAATATATTTTCTAATATATTTACTACTATCGAGTTTCCTGCTTGTTTGTATAGTTGTGTATTACTATTTACTTTACTTGCTTTATCAAAATCTTCATCATCAAACCCCATTATTCTCCAACACTCTTTAGGTGTTAATTTTCTTATTTTTGGGTAATCATTTAATAATATATTCCAATTTTGACTTGCTTCTGTTGTTATAGTAGGACATAAACCGTTTTTATTATAAACACTACCTGCTTGTTTATTTCCATATAGCCCACCATCTCTAATTACTTGTAAGTCATAATTATTTGGTAATTCTTCACTTATATAATTTGTTGTACCTGCTCTTTTATTAGGTATGGTTGTTATAGGTCTTGCAATATCTAAATTTATTTTACTATCGTGATTATTAAAATTAGCAGTTCCAGTTGAACTAATATAATTTATCATTTTATTTGATAAATAATATTTTTCATCTACTTCATCTTCTAACATATCTTTTAATTTTAATTTTAATTCTTGTTTTTGTGGGAATACAAAATCTTTATCAATATCATTTCTTATAGATATAGTAAATACTCTTTCTCTATTTTGAGGTATTCCGTAATCTTTAGAATTTAATATTTGATAATAAGATGTGTACCCCCCCCTACTCATTTCATCAATGTAGTTATTAAAATTATGTATATGTTTCTTGCTTATTATATTTTTTACATTTTCCCATATTACATATTTAGGTTTTAATTTATTTACTATTCTTAATGTTTCATACATTAAACTACTTCTAGTTCCTGAACCTTTATCTCCACCTGCTTGTTTTCCACTTATAGAAAAATCTTGGCAAGGCGAACCGTGCATTATTAAATCAACATCAATGTATTTATTCCAAGTCTGTATATCTTGTGGTTCAAAATTGGTATTATGTAAAGCATTAAAACTCTTTACTGCATATTTGTCTATCTCTACATAGTCAACTATTTCATATTCAATACCTAATCTTTCAAGTGCTTTACTACAAGCACCTATTCCACCAAATAATTCTAATATTCTTAATTTATCCATTTATAATACCACCATTTCTAAATCTTTAATATCTTTTTCAATGTATTTAAAATATAAATATTTTTTAATAATTTCACACTCTACATATAGTTCACAACTGTCACTTATTGCTTCTGCTTGAACACTTGTAATAGCATCTAAATCGCCATAAATATCTTCTAATAACTTATAATTTGTTCCATATCTTTCACTTAATGCTTTATTGTATTTTTCTATTAGTTTTTTTAAATTATATTTTTTATTATTCATTTTTAATCTCCTACTCTTTCTATCATTAAACTACCCATAGGGTGTCTGCTTACTTTTATAATATCATTATCAGTAAATATTTCATTTTCAGTATCTTCATATAAATTATCTAGCAATTCCATTATTTCTTTTACATTTTGTCTAAAATCTTCATAATCAAACTTGAAACTCATACATTGACTAGCAATTTCATATCTAAAATACTCTTTTAAATCTCCAATAGTTCCAATAACACTATCATTTTCAACTTTAATATTATCATTTTTGTAAATCATATTAACTCTCCTTTCATTTACAAATATATCATATATTAAATGTAATGTCAATAATAAATTATAAGTGTATCATAAGTAGTGCAATTAATACACCACTTATGATAGTTAAAACACTTATAACAATAGTTTTAATAATTTCTTTCTTCATAATATTCTCCTTAATCAGTAGTTTTAAAATAATATCTTGTAGCATCTTCATTATCTTTAAATGTTTTAAAAAATAAATCTTCTGCATTTTCCCATAATTTATTATATGTTTGTGCTATTAATACATTTCTTTCGTACCAATACCATATCTTCCAATTTAATACTAAAACTAATTCAGTAAATACTTTATAATCAGTTTTAGCATATTCTAATGCTCTTTTAAAAGTATCTTCAATAGGGTTATTTTCAACCCCTACAAACTTATCAGCAATTGTAAAATCTTCCCAAAATGTTGTTATAGGTGTATAACCTATTTCTTCACAAAAATCTTTAATATTCATTATTCTTCACCTCTTAATTTTTTTAATTTTATTTCTAATTGTTCTATTAAATCACATTGATTATAGTAATCACTATCACATAGCATAGGTAATTCATTTTTCAATTTCAATATTCTATATTCTAATAGTTCTATTTCTTCTTTCTTATTCATTATTTATTCTCCTTGAAAATAGCACTTTGTGTATCAATAATATTCTTTAAGTAATTGTTATTATATAAACACTCATTAATTTTATATAACATTTTTTCTTTATCTTTTTCAGTATCTTTATTAAATTCTAATAATCTACTTACATTTTCTATTTCTTCTTGCAATTCTTCTAAAAAGTTATCTACATTAAATTCTTTGTTATCTCTTGCTATATATCTAATATAGTCAATTAAATCAATTAATTTTTCTTTATCTAACATTAATAACATATCTTTTAAATATTCTAAACTTTGCATAATAATCTCCTATCTATTTTCTAATTTAACATTTAAGTATAAAGTATTTTCTAATGTATTATCAGTATTTTCAATTGTATTATAATTAATAACTACTTTTTTATCTTCACAATATCTTTTTTCTAGTTTATTAATACCTTTTGTAATAATACTTTTTAAGTCCCAATAACCATACCATTGACAGATGTCAAAATCGATAATTGCTTTCTTGTTTTCTTTATCTCTTTCAATTTTTGTAGAGTGTGCAACTACTCCATAATAAGTAGAATAAATAATATACTCACTTCCATTATAAAATGAATAAATACCCCTTTTTTGTGATAAGTTTTGTAATTCCATATTAATCTCCTCTTTCCTTTCAAATTACAATTCTATATTACACCATATTAAGTGTAATGTCAATAATAAATTAAAGATTTGTTTGAATAGTTAAATCTTTAAAAGTTCTATATGTTTATTATATATTAATATCTAGTTTTTCTTTTATAAAATCTTTTGTATTGTTTTTAAACTTGTAAAACTCAATACCAACATTATCTAATTGTTTTTCTAAATCTCTGGTATTAATACCTAGTTTTTCTAAATTATGTATAGCAACCTTAATTTCTACTATTTTTTTATCAATTTCTTGATTATTATTAAATATATTTTTTAATTCATTTTTTAGTTCTTTTTCCATTTTTCTATTCTCCTATATATTCAACAATTGTTAAACCTTTTTCAATTGCTAATCTTCTAATTGTATTTTGTATTTTGCTAGTAGTTTGACTATATTTTTTTGTATTTAAGTATAAATTATCTTTTCTATCAAAAAAAGCAATAATAGTACTATAATTGATAATTTTATTGCCATCAGTTTGTAAAGTTCTACCTAAATACTCATAGCAACCATTTACAATAGTTCTTAAACTAGTTCTTGCACTCTCTCTTTCTAAAAATTTTTCAATAACTTTTTCATTTTTCATAATAAACACCTTTTCTTTTCTATGCTCACAATTTACAAGGACTTGCAACCTTTACTTTTTCAGTAGTTTGTTTATAGAAAAGTCTTTTAAATGTTCTCACTTGCCTAGTAATTCTATTTAAAATCTTTCCCAAGTTCGTTTATGCTCTCGTTCAGTACACTGTCCACAACTACACTCGTATATATCATAGTTCACACCTAGACACTCTCAAAATATAAAGGTATCTTTATATAATGACACTCTCCAAGTAGCACCCTATTATTCAACACATAACACGATACTATAAAACTCTTTTTACTTTTTGCTAGTTTACTCAATAGGTACTAATTCCAATTGAATAGACAATTCACCCAGATACCTAGATGCAATTTTCCCTATATAGTGTTGCTGTCACCTACTATTCTTATAATCACCCAGTAAAGTTTTTAAAAGATAAAGTTTTCAAAGAACGACTTGTAATCTATTTTACAAGTAACCGATATTTAATGTTGGTTGTTATCAACTCGCTTTAATACTCAATGCACTTTTGCAAGTACAACTTAATGTTAACATTAATTAATTGTAATGTCAATATTAATTTTAAATACTTGTTATCACTTGCTCTATTCAGTATCAACTACTTTTAAACTCTCAAATAAAATATAGTTTGTTGAGTTGGTATCTTGCAAGATTACAAGACTTGTTATCAAGTACAGATAAATAATAACATTAATTAATTGTAATGTCAATAGTAAATTAAATAAACTTTTAAAAGAACATTTTTTTGGTACTTTTTTCAAGTACAACTTAATACTAACATATTATTTTATTTATTGCAACTATTTTTTTAAGTTTTTTTATAACTTTTTTTAATTGCTTTATAAAATAATGTTTTTCTGGTACTTTTTTCAAGTACAATTAAATGATAGCACCAAATTAAATGTAATACAACTATTTTTTACAATTTTATTTAATTTTTTTATTGTTTTATTGAATAACGATATATTTATAGGTATTTTGATGTTGAAGATACTAGTTTCATATCGAATAACGATAATTTTAATAAGACTATGACTATATTTTTATGTTATTTAGTAATTATTTATTGTATAACGATAAGAGTTATATTTATATATAATAAGGTTATAGGGGGGTGGGGTGGTTGGTTTATAAGGTAACGGTACTTGGGTGAGTAGTATAGTATATATATCTATACAAAAGTATGTATGTCTAAAAAATTTTTAAAATCTACAAAAGAATTTATATGAGAATATGGTTTAAGATTAAAAGGTTTTAATTAATAGTTACAAATTGATTTCATATAGGTTGTATAACTATTGTATATATTAAGGAAGCAACTACCAATTATTATTATCTATACATATTATAAAAAGAAAAAACAAGTAAGTCAAGAAAAATTTTAAAAAAATAAAAAGAATTTACTAAAATAGATAAATGTGGTATAAATAGAGTATAAAAATTATTTTAAAAATACAAAAAGGAGATGATTATATGCCTAAAATGAGTTCTAGATATGAAGAAATGGTTGCTGGAACATATAAAGTAGAGAAGAAACCTAGTGGTTATCAAAAGATACCAAAAGAATTACAAAAGAAGAGGGGTAGAAAGAAGAAAGAGAAAGCACCTATTATTACACCAGAGGGTTTAATTTGCACTACTGAAAGTGAATATGATAGAAAAAATAACCAAAAATTAGCAGGGGTAGAGAGAAGTGAGATATTTAAGTATTATTTAGATAATGGTTCTAATTACTCTAAAACTGCTGAATATTATGGTGTAAACCCTAGTTCTATTAGAAATATATTATTGACTTATGAAAAGAAAAATACAGAAGAATATGATATGATTAAAAGACATCATATTGAGGAACAAAATGGTATAGTACAAACTAGAAGTGCTAATTTATTAAATGAAATTACTGATAAAATAGAAAAAGAAATTAGTAGAGAAGATAGAAACTATAATGTTACTCAATTAGGTATGCTTTATGGTATTATTTTTGATAAATCTAGATTATTAAATGGTGAAAGTACACAAAATAATGCTATTCAAATTAAATTGAGTAAAGATTTAGAAGATTTAAGTAAATAATTTATAATATTTTTATAAAAATACTTGATTTTTTTTAATTTATATTTTTTAATAATATTGAGAGATAAAATTCTCTCCCTTATTAGAGCAATGGTTATGAGTTTTTGGTATTTTTCTCTTTTAACTACTAATAAGGTCATATCATAGTAGTCTTGTTTAGTGACTACCTCCTTTCTAGTACTACCTTAATAGGTAGTACTCTGCTAATGTATTGATTAAATATTATTTTTTTCATATTAAACTCCAATACTTATAAATATAAACTTAAACTCACTTTGAAATATGTTAGCAGAGTAGTACTTATTAAATAGTTTAGAAAAAAGTGGTTGAACTACCTATATGGTGTGGAAAAACAATGTGCTATTGCAAGGGCAAAAAAGGTTTGAGGTTATAAGCACATTTTTTATGATAGAGAGGTGTATTTTATGGAATTAAATTTGGGTGAATTATACCCTAAACAAATAGAATTTTGTAAAGATACACATAAATATATATGCTATGGTGGTGCTCGTGGTGGTGGTAAATCACATATATCTCGTATTAAGATGATATTATTAGCAATTAACTACCCAGGTATTCAAATATTATTATTAAGAAGAACTTTAAAAGAATTAAGAGAAAACCATAGTTTACAATTACAAAAAATGCTTAAAGATGTTGCTACTTATAGAGAAAGTAGTAAAGAGTTTATTTTTCCTAATGGTTCTCGTATTGTTTTAGGTTATTGTGATAAAGAAACTGATGTATTACAATTTCAAGGACAAGCATATGAAGTAATAGTGCTAGAAGAAGCAACACACTTTACTGAATTTCAATTTCAGTCATTAACTGAAAGTAATCGTATGAGTGGTAACTTAAAAGTACCTTTTACGCCTCGTATGTACTTTACTTGTAACCCAGGTGGTGTAGGACATCAATGGGTTAAAAGATTATTTATAGATAGAAATTATAGAGGTACTGAAAACCCAGATGATTATTCATTTATACCAGCAGTTGTTTATGAAAATAAATATCTTATGGAACAAGACCCTAGTTATGTTAAATCACTAGAAAATCTACCAGAAGATAGAAAACAAGCAATGTTATATGGTAATTGGGACATATTTGATGGTCAATTCTTCCCAGAGTTTAGGAGAGATATACATATTAAAGAACCATTTGAAATACCTAGAAATTGGAATAGATATATTGCTTTTGACTATGGTTTAGATATGTTTGCTGTACTATTTATAGCAGTAGATACTCGTGGTAAAGCAGTTGTTTATAAAGAAATATATAAAGATAATTTAATAGTTAGTGAAGCATCACAATTATTAAAATCACAAATGAGAAAAGCAGAATATAGAAATATATATGCTCCACCAGATTTATGGGGAAGAAATAGAGATACTGGTAAATCTACATTTGAAATATTTAGAGATAATGGAATACAATTAACAAAAGCATCTAATAATAGAAAAGATGGTTGGTTAGCAGTTAAAGAGTGGTTAAGAGTTAAGAAATCAAGAAATATACAAACTGGTGAACCTATTGAGGTTGCTGATTTAACTATATTCTCTTGTTGTACTAACTTAATTAGATGTTTGCCACAATTACAACACGACGAAAAAGACCCAAATGATTGTGCTACTGAACCACACGAAATAACACATATTTGCGATGCTTTAAGATATTTTTGTATATCAAGAGTAAGTCCATCAAAAGAAGAAACATTAGAAGAAAAAGTATTTGGTCTTGGTTATAGAAAACAAGAAGAATACGATAATTTTGATGTTGGAGAAGAACAAGTTGTAGTATAGGAGATGAGAAAATGGAAATATTTTATATAATTTTACTTGTAATTTTAATTATTATTGGTATAATGTCATTAAATACTACATTATGTATAATAATGTTATTAAATGATTTAAGAAAAGAAAAAGGTTTAAAACCTATTTCATTTAACCCTATTGAAGTGGTTAATGATGTTAAAGAAAAAGTACAAGAAAATAAAGAATTAGAAGAATATAAGAAAAAACAAGAATTAGAAAGTGAAGCACTTGCTACTATGTTAGATAATATAGAAAAGTATGATGGAACTGGTGCAGGTCAAGTAGATGTACCAGATATAAGATAGTAGGTGAATTATGAATTTAGAAGAAATTAAAGAAACTGAAACTTGGTCTTTATATCAAAAAGGTAAGAAATTCCTTGATTTAAGAGATTTATATAGTAGAAGTGATAAGAATTTTAGATTTTATATAGGTGACCAATGGAACGGACTTAAACTATCAAAGAGTGTTGAACCTATATGTTATAACTTTATTAAACAAATAGTTAAGCAAAAGGTATCAGTAGTTACTAAAAACTTATTTGCTATAAATTATAGTCCAGAAAACATTGAAAATGAAGAATTTGCAATGTCAGCACAAGAAGTATGCAAAGTCTTAAATAAAAAAGCATCTAATGTATATGATAAAGATAAATTAGATAGCAAAGTAAGAAGATGGGCAAGAAAGAGTGCTATATATGGAGAAGCAATATGTCATATCTATTTAGATGATAATGATGATATTGTAAATGAAGTTTTAAATAATACTGATGTTATGTATGGTGATGAGAATTGTAGTGATATACAAAAGCAACCATATATATTAATTAGAACAAGAGAAGATTTAAGTGATGTAATAAAACTAGCAAAAGATAATAATTTATCACAAGAAGATATTGAATTAATAACTGGTGATAAAGATACACAAGATAGTGCTGGTGATGATGGTAAAATTGAGTTAAATGATAAAACTTGGTTAATTACTAAATATTGGAGAGAAGAAGATGGTGATATTCATTATCAACAAGTTACTAGATATGTAACAATAGTTGAAGATGAAGATATGGGTGTAGATAAATACCCATTAGCACATATGAACTGGGAAGATGTTGAGGGTAATGCAAGAGGTATGGGTGAAGTTGAACAACATATACCAAACCAATTAGAGTGTAATAAAACTGCTTTAAGAAGAGCAATTACTATTAAGAATACTGCATACCCACAAAAAGTTGTAAATGCTGATGCAATACAAAATATTGGTGATGTAAATAAAACTGGTTCTACAATTAAGTTTAGAGATATGGGTTCTACAAGAGCAAGTGATGTATTTATGAATACAACACCAGCACAAATGAGTAGTGATGCTAATAATTTCCAAACTGAATTAATAAATGTAACAAAAGAATTATCAAATACTGGTGATAGTACAACTGGTAATATTGACCCATCAACTGCTTCTGGTAAAGCAATTTTGGCAGTACAACAAGCACAAACTCAACCATTAGATGACCAAGTAATAGCATTAAAAACTTTCCTTGAAGATATTGCTAGAATATGGTTTATGTTTTGGAAAAATAAGAGAAAAGACATAAAAATTTATTATTTAGAAAAAAATGAGATGACAAATGAAGAAAATTATGTTATGTTAGAAGCAGATAAAAATACATTAGAAAAATTGAACACAAGTGTTAAAGTAGATATAACACCTCGTGGAGCATTCGATAAGTATGCACAAGAATTATCATTAGAGAATATGATGACTGCTGGACATATTAGTTTTGAAGAATATGTAAACTCATTAGATACAGATAGTGTTATGCCAAAAGCAAAACTAGAAAAGATAATGAGAGATAGAAAAGAAAAGCAACAACAAATTGCTGATATTCAAAGACAAGCAGATTTATTAAAACAAGTAGCAAATGCAGAACAAAATGATGCACAAAACCTATCAAATGTTATTACACAAGGTCAAATGCTATCACAAAATGCACTTGCACAAGAAAATCAACCAATGAGTGCTTAAAGCACTCTCAATATTGTCCTTTGGTGAAATGGTAACACATCAGTCTTTGACACTGATATTTCCAGGTTCGAACCCTGGGGGGACAACCAAATAGTTGCTATTACAATTATATAAATTGAAATAAACTAAAATTAAATATATGGTATTTCTATCACAAAGTTTATATAATTGTTTAAATAGTATTAAAATTGTGCTAATTAATTAAAAAATAATAACGAAAGAGGTGAAAACCTACCCTATTATTTATTGTATGTCCTAAAAATTAGCACAAATAAATATGGTAAATTAAAAAACTTGGGGTAAAAGGTTATCGTACTACTCAATAGTATGCTTCAAAAGGGCAATGTGAGAAATTGCAAGTGTAGGAAGTACAACTACATAAAACCTTAATTTACTAATATTTAATACTACCAGTTTAATGGTAGCATAGAGTAGATATTTTATTAATTATTCCAATGTGCATTATTATATCTATTCTATGGTGCTATTAAGCATTAGTCCAAGCATTAATGACTATAAACTTTATAGGTGAGAGAAGCAAACTCGTAAAAATAGGAGAGGTTAGAAATGGAAGAAGAAAAATTAGTTGCTAATGAAGAATTAGAAGAAGAACAACTTGAAGAAACTGATGAAAGTGTTGAGGAAACAGAAGAAGAACCAACACAAGATGAGGAGAAAGGCAAATTCTATACTGATGAAGAATTAAATGAATTAGTAAATGAAATTGCTGACAGAAGAGTTGCTCGTAAAATGAAAAAATACGAACAACAAATGGCAAAATATAAAGACACAGAAAATGTCTTGAAAAGTCAAATTGGTGGAGAAAACATTGATGAAGTAAATGCTAATTTAAGAAAGATTTACGAAGAAGATGGAAGAACACTACCAAAGGAATATAAGTATGAAAGTGATAGGGACTTATATATTCTTGGAAGAAATGATGCAGAGGACTTTATTAAAGATGGTCTAGAAGCAACAGAAGAAGAAGCAAATAGACTTGCTAGAATTGGTTATAAAAACTTAAATGCAAGAGAACAAAGTTTATTTAATGCTTTATGTGAAAACATAACTGAAATTAAGAACGAAAAGGAATTGCTTAAACTTGGTGCTTCAAAAGACTTATTACAAGATAAAGACTTTGTAGAATTTAAAAAACAATTTAATGTTAATACACCTATCAAAAACATTTATGAATTATATACAAATAATAAGAAGCCAGTTAAAGAGGTTAAGACACCTGGAAGTTTAGTTGGTAAAAGTAATTCAAATAATGGTGTTAAAGACTATTATACTTATGAGGAAGCATCTAAATTCACAAGAGAAGAATTAGAAAACAACCCAGAGTTATTTAAAGCAATTGAAAATTCTATGTCTAAATGGTAGTATTTAACCTCTTAAAAGAAAGAGGGAATTAGATTATGGCAGTTACACATTTTATTCAAACTATCTGGTCTAAAAAAATTCAAGATAGTCTTGAACTTAAAACAAAATTAGTACAAAGTTGTACAACAAAATATGAGGGAGATGTAAAATATGCTTCATCAGTTAAGATTTTAGCAGTTGGTGACCCAACAGTATCAGCATATAATAGTGCAAATGACATTACTATTGAAGAAATGAGTGATGCATCACAACTATTAACTATTGACCAAGCAAATTACTTTGCTTTCTATGTAGATGATATTAATAAGGCACAAAGTGTTCCTGGACTTGCTGAAAAGTACCAAGCAAAAGCAGTACATAAATTAGCAGTTGCAAGAGATACTTATATTGCTAACTTAATTAAAGCAGGTACAAATGTTACTACTGCATCTAACTTAACAAAGTCAGCAGTATTAGAAGCATTAGATAATGCAATTGTTGCATTACAAGAAAGAAACTTTGATGAAGATGGTGTTATCGAAGTTACACCAGCAGTTCATATGCTAATTAAAGAAGCATTAGAAGATGTATCTACAAACAATGTTGATTATATCAAAAATGGTGTTGTAGGTGTATATGGTGGTTTCCCAGTAGTTATGTCTAATAATATGGCAAAAGATACAACTGGAACTACTAAATATCAATATTGTGATATTAGAGGTCTTGATGCTATTGCATTTGCTGGACAAATCAACGAAGTTGAAAGTATGAGAGCAGAAAAGAGATTTAAAGACATCGTTAGAGGTCTTGATACATTTGGTGCTAGAACTATTGACCAAGCAAAATTACAAGTTGTTAAAGTACCATTAGTTGCATCTGCTTAATATTAAAATAGGAGAGGTAAATAATGATAAAAATACGATTTAATAAAGTTGTTCAAGATAAATATACTGGAACAATTTACAAAATTGGGCAAGAAGTTGAAGTTACAAAAGAAAGATTTGAAGAACTAAAAGACTTTGATGCTGATTTAGTAACATTTATCGAAGAAGTTGAAGATAAATCAAAAGGTGAAGAACCAGTTGATAAACCTACTGATGATAAAAAACCAGTTGATGATGTTTCAAAAGAAGATAAAGAAGAAAAGTAGTGGAAACACTACTTTCTATCAAGTTAGTAGAATATGGTGGTGCAACTCCACCAAACTTGACCAAAAAGGAGAAATAAAAATGGAAGATATTAAAACAATTAAAGTATTAGAAGAACCTATTGAATATGATGGAATTAAAGTAACAAAAGAAACTAAATTAGAATATAAAAACGATAATGTTGAACAAACATTAGAAGATTTAGTTTTAATTACTATTGTTAAATCAAAAGATGAAGCATTAGGTTACGAAATGGAAACAAAAACAAAAATCTATTTAAAAGAAGATGATTATTTGGTTTTTGATGAAGTTAGAGGTTATGTAAAACCTTTAAGTGAAATGATACCAAAAGATGAATATATTTCTAAAAATATTATATTAAAAGCAGAATAGAGGTGTAAATATGAAGTTAAAGGAAATGAAAGAAAAAACCTTTGCACTAATTGAAGAATTATACCCTGAATTAAATAATTTAGCAGAAGATGAAGATGTAATAAATAAAATCAATGGTGTAGTAAATTCAGTTCAAATGGACTTAATGAAGTTTAGAAAGATAACTGCAAATATTGAAATTAATGTAGGAATAAATGATGATAGAATAATTGATTTAAAAGGTTATGATGATATATACCAAGTAAATAGAATTATTTTAGTACCTAATGAAGAAGATATGGTAACTACATTTAATATGATAGATAATACTACATTAGAAGTTGATAACTCTTTTGCTGGTACTATTAGAATTTACTATTATAAATACCCAACACTTTGTAAAACAATGTTTAATAATGACACTGAAAGACAAAATGAAGATAATAGATATGTATTTGAAATTGACCCAATGCTATTAGAAATAATGCCTTATGGAATTGCAAGAGATTTATTAAGATTAGATATGATTTCTAATTATGGTTCATATTTTGAAAGAACATATAATGATTTAATACAAAGATTAGATAGTAGAAATACTGCTGGTTTTATAACAATAGAGGGAGGAATTGATTTATGAGTAATTTAGATAAAATTATCACAAGACAATATTCAAACTTTATGGGTGTAGATTTTAGTGGTGGAGAAGTACCATACTATCATAGTCCAGATGCTAAAAATATGTGGAGAGATTATACTGATAGTAGTTGTATTCAAACAAGACCAGGACTAACATTACTTAATAAGTTTGATAATGTTGTCAATGGTCTTTTTTTCTATAAAATCAATGATATAATACAAGTTTTATTACATATAGGTACAAAATTAGTTAAATGGAATAACTACCCAAATACACCAGCACAATTAACTGAATTATATACTGGTTTAAGTTCTTCAAAGAGTAAGAGTTTTGTATTTGATAATGTATTCTTTTTAATAGATGGTGTTAATTATATTGAATATAATGGTACAACTGCAAAAGAAGTAGAGGGTACAATACCATATACTACATATCAAAGAAACCCAGATGGTTCAACAAATCTTGATGAGGGTATAGATACTGATTATGTATTACAACCAGTAAACTGCTTAACAAGTAAAAGATATAATCAATTTATTGCTGATGGTGTATCTACTGCTTATCAATTAGATGATAAAGATTTAGATAATAATTTTAGTGTAAGAGCAACAATACACGATAACGATACTACTACAATTGTTATTGAGGGAAATGGTTTATCAGTAGATAGAACAAATGGTATAGTAACATTTACTACTGCACCATCACAAAATGCAAGTGTAGATATATTATTTAGTAAAACAATAGCAAATCATAAGAGTAGAATATTGAATTGTAACTTATTATGTGAGTTTGATAATAGACTATTCTTTGCTGGAAATGATGACTACCCTAATTCAGTATTTTGGGGTATGTTAAATGACCCTAGATATATTGCTGATATTAACTATAATGAAATAGGTTTAGATGTTGCTAGAATTAAAGCAATAATACCTGGAAATAATGTTTTATGGGTAATTAAAGAGAATAACCAAAATGGTGCTGGTGTATATTACTTAACACCAACATTAAGTAGTGATTATGACCAAAAGATATACCCAGTAACAAATGGTAATGTATCAACTGGTTGTGTATCTACTGGAATTAATTATGGAGATTATATTGTATATTATTCAAATAATGGTTTAGAGTGTATATCATCAAGTGCATTATATAGTGAACAAATATTACAACATAAATCAACTTATGTAGATGCAAGATTATTAAAAGAACAAGGTTATGAGAACCCAGTATTAGCAGAATATAAAGGTTATTTATTAACATTAGTTAATTCAAAAATATATTTAGCAGATAATAGAAAATTAATGAATACTGGTAATGGAAATAGTGAATTTGAGTGGTTTTATTGGGAACTACCTAATAATATAACTAATATGGTTGAATATAGAGATGAACTATATTTAATGAACGATAGTGGTTATTTATACTTATTAGATGGTGATGTAGATGAAACAACTGGACAAGAAGATAGTGAATTAGATATTAATTCTTATTGGACTACAAGAAAAGATGATTTTGGTTGTCCTAGTTATACTAAAACTACAAGTAAAAAAGGTGGTGTAGTAAACTTTAAAAATATGGACAATGATGATATAATAATACAAACAATACCAGATGGTGTTATTAAAGATAGTAAAACATTAAGTGATGAAAAAGGTTATGCACCATTTAAGATAAAAGATAAGAAATTTTATAAGATGCAATTAAAATTCTCATCAAATAAACCATTTGGAATATATAGTGCAGTATTACAAGGTTTTATAGCAGGTTATGTTAAAAGGTAGGGTGAAAGTATGAATTATACAGATGAACAACAAAAAAGAATAAATAATGTATATAATGAAAGAGAAAAAGCATTAGCAGAAAACCAACAAACATATAGTGGTTTATTAGATGATGCTAATTCATTTAGAGAACAACAAAATCAAATGTTGGCACAACAAGAAAAAACACAAAATGAAGTGCTAGATAAACAATTAGAAAATCAAACTAATATTATTAACCAACAAAAAGAACAAGCACAAAAACAAACTGAAACACAAAATAAACAAGCATTAAATTCATATAATGCTTTCATTAACCCTTATGGTTATCAAGCAGAAAGTTTGGCAAGTACTGGTTTAAATAATAGTGGTTTGAGTGAAACTGCAAAATTAGGTGCATATACTACATATCAAAATAGAGTAGCACAAGCAAATGCTTCTTTACAAAATGCTATACAAAATTATGATAATAGTATAAATGAAGCAATATTAAATAATGATGTTCAAAAGGCACAAAATGCTTTAACTAGATTACAAGCAGAATTACAAGCAAATGAAAGTTATTATAATACTAAATCATCATTAACACAAAACCTATTAAATAATAAATTAAATATTAATAGTCAATATGATAATCAATACAACAATGTATATAATCAAATACTTAACGAACAAAAAGAAGCAGAAGCAATTAGACAATATAATCAAAATTATCAAATGCAACAACAACAACTTGCTGAAAGCATAAGACAATATAATGAAAAGATGGCATATCAAAGAGAAAGAGATGCTATTGCTGATGCACAATGGCAAAAGGAATATGAACTTTCTAAAAAAAAAGTAAATAGTTCAGGTGGTTCAAAAAGTTCAAGTGGTGGTGGTTACACATTGACAAATAATAGTGCAAAAAATGTAACAAGTAATATGTCTTTAAACCCAAATCAATTTAGTAGCAAAAATGCTTGGACTTGGTATAAAGACAATGTTGCTAGTAATAAATTTACTGATAAGAGTTTATCAAGTACATTAAATAATGCAGTAAGTAAAAAGAAGATAAGTGAAAGTGATGCTAAAAAAATTGCAAGTATTTATTATATAGTTAAGTAGGTGGTAATATGGAATTTAATTTCAAAACAGCAAAAGAATATTATGAAGAAGAAGAAAAAAGAAAAAAGAAAGAAAGAGAAGAGTATGAAAGAAGAAAACAACAAGAAAATAACTCTAAACTTCAAAATACTTCTTCTTCTTTTGATATTCAAAAAAATAAAACACCAATTGAGCAAACAATTGAGTTAAATACATTACAAAATAGATATTATAATAATCAACAATTAATAAATAATAACTATGGTGGTGCAACTGGTGTAAAAAGAGAAAATGATGGCACATTTTTTAAGAAAGCAGAAAAAGGTAATGTTTTACAACAAATTGGTGGAACAATAGGAGATGTAGCAACAAATGTTGGTAAAGGTTTCTTTAATGCAAGTGAGGGTATTGCTGACTTTGGGCAAAATGCTATTGCTGATGTAATTGGACTTGTTGCTGGTAAAAATAATAAAGCATCTAATTGGTTAAGAAATAATGCAAATGTTAATTCAACTGGTGCTATTTTTGGAACAAATGAAAGAAATGATGAAAACTTATTTAAAAAAGGCTGGACTGATGAATTAGATAAATATTCTGTTGCTGGTAAAACATTAGATAGTGTTGCACAAGGTGTAGGACAAATAGGTGCTTATGTAGGACTTGCTGGTGCTGGTGGAACTGGTGCAACTGCATCAAAAGGTGGTGTATTAACTTGGACTGGTTTAAGTCCAGCAAAAGCAACTGCTTTATCTACATTTACTTCATCTTATGGTAATACATTATCTACTATGAGAAATGCTGGTTATAATGATACAGAAGCAAGAACACAAGCATTAGTAAATGGTTTAAGTGAAACTATAAGTGAACAATTTTTTGATGGAATACCTGGTTTAAAAACTGCTGGTTGGGGAGATAAATTAACTGGTAAGATAAGAAATTCAGTTGGAAGATATTTAGGCAGTACTGCTGGTATGTTTACTAATTCAATTATTAATGCTTTAAGTGAGGGTAGTGAAGAAGTATTATCTAATATTTTTACTACATTAGGAAACGATACATTTAAGTTTATTAATGATAAACTAGGAAATGATGATAGATATATTAATCAAAATTATAGTGGAAATTTAGGAAAAGATATTGCTGATAATGTATTAAATCAAGAAACATTAGATGCTTTTATAAGTGCATCACTAACAAGTTTATTATTCAATGGTGCAAATGATATAATGACTACTAAACAAAAGAACCAAATGTTTCAAGATATTGCAAAAGAAAAAAATGTTAGTGTTGAAGAAGTAAAGCAAGATTATGAAAATAAATATAAAGCAAGTGCTGAAACAAATATATTAATGCAAGAAGCAGATAAAAAATATAATGATTTATCTAATGATGAACGAAACTTTATGAAAATAGCAGTTTATAATCAAATTGCTGATGGTAATAAAGTTTCTATGGAAGATATAGATAGTTTATACAATACAATTAAACCAAGTGAAACACAAGCAACACAAGAAACATCAAAAGCAACACAAGAAGCAACACAAGATAAAAAAGAATTAACAACAAATCAAAAAGTTAATGATATTAAGAAAAATCGTAATAAAATCAAAAAGATTACAAAAGAAAGAGAAAATATCAATAACGAAATTAAAGAAATAAGAGATTTAAGAAAATCTAGTAAATTAGAAAATAAATCAATAAAGCAAGAAATAAAGAAGATTAATACTGATACAAAAGAAAAGGTTGAACCTTTAAAAACTGAATTAAAAGAAGTAAACCAAAGTTTAAAAGATGTTAAGAATACATTAAAAACAACTAAAAACGAAAAAGCAAAAGATGTATTAGTAACTAATATTAAAGATTTAACTTCTAAAAAAGAAGAATTAAATAATCGAATAAATACAATTGTTAATAAAAACGAAAAACAATTAACTAAATATCAAAAACAATTAGACAAATCTAATACTAATATTGCTGAAATAGAAAATTCTTTATTAGAAAAAAATGATTTATTAAAACAAAATAAGAAAACTGAAAAAGAATTAATTAAAAATATTAAATCTAATATTACTAAACAAAATGTTAAGAGTACTGATAAATTAACTATTGATGTTGCTGATGGTTCTACAATTGAAGCAACAATGGGACTAGACCTTGAAACTAAAAAAGGAAAGAAATATGCAAAGCAATTAAAGAAAACAAAAACAAATTTATTACAAAAGAAAGCAGTATCAAAAGGTATTGGTGTTGAACTAATGGCAAATGCTACTGGTAACAATGAAATGCTTTATAAGTATTATGAAAGAGCAAGAAGTACTGCAAAGGCACAATATAATATCAAAGAAGTTGAAAAAGATGTATTTGATAAATTAAAAACTGATGAAAAGAAGAAAAATTTTGCAGAATATACTTATTTAAAACTTAATGCAGAACGACTTAATAAAGGTAAGAGTGGTGTTTGGACTGGTGAAAGTGCTATTGATGAAAAAACATCATTAGAAATGGCAAAAGAATTAGAAACTAAATACCCAGAATTTAAAGAATTATCTAAAAAATTATATGATTATTTAGGTAAACAACAACAAATGTTAGTTGATAGTGGTTTTGCAAGTGAAGATGCTAGTGAATACTTTTATGAAACTTATGTACCAACAATTAGAGAACTTGCTGGAAGTAAAAATACAAGTCCATTATTAAATAATACTAGAAAGAGTAATTTAAAATCTCCAATTAGAAGTGCAAAAGGTAGTGAAAGAGATATTGTTGATTTAGAGAAAGCAATAGCATTAACTACTATAAGAAATCAAAGAGCAGTTGATGAAAACAATGCTAGAAAAGAATTATTAAATTCAGTTGGTGGTATTGTAGGTGGAGAAAGATTAAGTTTTGATGAAACACATAATACTGGTAATGATTATCAAATGTCAGTTTATAAAGATGGTAGAGTAATCACTATGACAGTCAGTCAAGATATAGCAGAAGCATATACACCAACAAAATACTATGAAATAGAAGAATTATTTGGTGTATTAAGGGGTGTATCTAAATTCCAAAGAGGTGTTTTAACACAATATAACCCAGCATTTTTAATAACTAACTTAATAAAAGATAGTCAAGATGCACTTATAAATACTAAATTTAATAATTTAGAATATCTTGCTAATCTACCAAAAGCAGTTGAAATGATGAAAAATAATTCAAAAGAGTTTCAACAATATAAGAAAAATGGTGGTTTTGGTGTTACATATTACGATAGTAAAAATGAAACATTTAGAAAAGAAAATGCTTTAACAAAAGTAACTGATAAGTATGAGAATATTGCTAATAATATAGAACAAGTATGGAGATTTAATGAATACCTTTTAACAAAGAAAAAAGGTGGAACTGAAAGTGAAGCAATGTATAATGCTAGTGAAGTAACTACTAACTTTGCAAGAGGTGGTGATGTTTCAAAAGCATTAGATAGAAATGGTGCTTTATTCTTAAATGCTTCTATTCAAGGTTTTGATAAGCAAATAAGAAACTTTAAAGAAAATGGAGCAAAAGGAGCAGTAAGATTATTAATAAGAGGTGCTTTATTAAGTATGCCATATATATTTAATCAAGCAGTTATGGGTGATGATGACAAGTATAAAAAAATAAGTGAATATACTAAACAAAATAATTACATCATTAAAGTAGGAGATACTTATTTCAAGATACCAAGAGGTAGAGCATTAAGTGTATATACTACTGCTTTACAAGATATGTGGGAAACTTCTAGTGGTAGAAAGAAAATAATGGAAGCATTACAAAGTACTGGTTCAAGTTTAGTAGAAAATATTGCACCAAATAACCCATTGGAAAATAATGTTATCTCACCAATAACACAAGCATTATCAAATAGAAACTATTATGGTAATAAAATAGTTAGTGAATATTTATCAAAGAAACCAAAAGAAGAACAATATGATGAGAAAACTGATATGATTTCAAGATATATTGGAAAAGCATTTAATTTTAGTCCTAAAAAAGTAAATTATGTTATAGACCAATATACTGGTTGGTTAGGAGATGCAATTTTACCACAATTAACACCAAGTACAAAAGATACAAGTAATATATTTAAAAAGAAATTTATTGTAGATACTGATACAACAAATCAAAGTTATTTTGATTTAACATCTAAACAAGAAAGTTATGAAAAAGAAGTTGAAGATGTTAAAGATTTATCAAAAGCAACAACAGAACAACGAGGAAAAGCACTTGCATCTAAATATATTAGTGATATTAAGAGTGAAGAAATATCACCATTGTATAAAGAAATAGATAATGTTAGAAATAATAAAAATCTTGATGAAAAAGAAAAAGCATTACAAGTTGAAGAATTATATAATAAGATATATGAAATATCTAAATCTGCTATTGATGATGCTGATGCTGGTGCAATATATGATGATTATGCTATTGTAGGTCATAATGAATATCGTATGATAAGAAATAAAGATGGTGAATATGTTTGGTCTAAAATAAGTGATGATACATTAAAAAGACAAGAAGAATATTTTACTACTTATGGAATAACTGCACAAACATATTATAGTGGAGATAGAATAAATAGAACATTAATTGCTAATAGTGATGAAGAATATGATAAAATAAAAGAAGATATAGATAATATTAAAGGTGAATATAAAAATTCATTAGATGCTTCAAAAGATGAAAAGAATTATAATTCAAAAGCAAAGAAAAGAGAAGTATTTAACTATATCAATAATTTAGATTTATCATTAGTACAAAAAGCAATGTTAATGAAACAAGAATATTCAAGTTATGATGATTATGATAAATATATATTTGATTATATAAATAATGCTGATTTAACATATGATGAAAAGACTATGATATTATTAAAAAATGGTTTTAAATATAATACAAAAACTGGAACATTTAAGTAGGTGATAATATGGCAGTTTCTAAAAATGATAGAAATAGAGCAATAACTAATGAAGATTTAATAAGAAGATATAATCTTGAAGAATTAGTTAAAGATAGAAAAGCAATTAGGACATTAGATAAACAATTAACAACTACTTATGGTAATATAAAGAAATATATTTCAAAGATGATAGAGATAGGAAGCACCACACAATATTTTCAAAGTGGTGTTCCTACATTTTCATCACAAACAAATGATTTATATTATGACACTTCAACTGGAAATGTATATTTATATTCTGTTGGTGAGTGGGTATTACAAGGTGATAGTGAGTTAAAAGAAATAATGTCTATTGCAAATGATAAAGCAGATGTTGTTGATGATAATATGAGATTAACTTTCTTTCAACAACCTACACCACCTTATTCAGTTGGTGATATATGGGTTGATGGAAGTAATTATTATAGATGTATAATAAGTGAAGAAAATGGTTTATTTAATAAAGATGACTGGGTTGATTATAAAGAATATAGAGAAGATTATGCTTTAAATAATGCAGTTAGAGTATTAGATAATCAAACAAAGGTAATAAGTGATACTTATGCAACTAAAACTGAATTGACTACAAGCATAGATGGTGTAAATAGTTTAGTAAGTGAAACAAGAAATATAGTTACATCTACAAATGATGATTTACAACAATATAAAACAGAGGTTACATCTCAATTTGAACAAACTGCTCATAACTTTGAATTAAGTTTTAATAATTTGACTGAATTAACTGATGAAGTATTAGAAGAAGTACAAAGAAATTCAGTTACTAATTATATGAGATTTACTGATAATGGAACATTAATTATTGGTAGAAGTGATAGTGAATATAAAGTAGAAATTACTAATGAGGGTTTAAATATTGTTCAAGGTGATGGTGATAATAATAAAGTTGCATATTTCAATAATAATAAAATGTATATAACAAATGCTGAAATAATTAGTAATTTACAATTAGGCAATTTTGCATTTACACCAAGAGATAATGGTTCATTAAGTTTTGGAAAGAATAAGTAGGTGATAATATGGCAAATAGTGGAAATTTTACATCTAGTAACTATCAAGGTAGAGCAGTAAGATTTGAGTGGAGTGTTGCTTCACAAAGTATTGAGGGAAACTATACTGATATTAACTGGACTTTTAAAGGTTATGGTAATGCAAGTTCAAGTTGGTATTATACTCATAATGCTTATTTGAATATAAATGGTTCAAGAGTATATACACAAGGTAGTGGTGCAATTAAGTTAGCAAATGGAACTGAATTAGCAAGTGGAACAACAAGAATATATCATAATGCTGATGGTACTAAATCATTTGGTGCTGATGGTGGTGCTGGTATATATACTAATGCAGTAAATTGTACTGGTAGTGGAAGTTGGGACTTGCCAACAATACCAAGAGCAAGTAGTTTTAGTGTAAGTGGTAATACTTTAAATAGTCAAATAAGTGTATCAATATCAAGAGCAAGTAATAGTTTTACACACACTTTAATATATCAATTAGGAAATGTTACAAGACAATATACTAATTTAGGAACAAGTGCATCATTTACACCACCAATTACTGATGCAAATGAGTTCCCATCAAATTCAACATCTAAAAATGCTACATTAACACTTATAACTTATAATGGTGGAACTGAAATAGGTAGAAAAGCAATTGATTATACATTATATTTAGGTAGTGAAAATGATTATAACCCTACATTTACATATACATTAAGTGATAGTGAAAATCTTGATTATGGTTCTTATGTACAAAATATATCATATTTAAGTGGTGTTATAAGTGCTACTGCTAAATATGGTGCATCAATTAAATCTTATTCAATTAGATTTGATGATAATGTTTATACATCAGCAAACTTTACAACAAATAGACCAATATCACAAAGTGGAAGTGTTAGTGGAACAATAGTAGTAACTGATACAAGAGATAAAACTACTACACAAACATTTACAATAAATGTATTAGCATATAATAAACCAATAATAAATACATTTAGTGTTGCTAGAAATAGTGCAACACCATCAAATGCAATTGCAAATATAAATATTGCAGTTACAAGTTTAAATAGTAATAATAGTAAAACATTTTTACTTAAATATAAATCATCAAATGATAATTCTTATACTACAATTACATTAGATAATACAAATTACACATTAAATACAACACAAACAATTGTAATAAGTGAAAACTATTCATATAATTTTAAATTACAAATAAGTGATGATTTTTATACAACTGAAAGAGAAATAAATATATCAAGTGCTTTTGCATTAATTAATGCTAATTCAAGTGGTAAAGGAATAGCATTTGGTAAAGTAAGTGAAAGAGATGCTATGGAAGTCCAAATGGACTTATATTATAAAGGTAATAGAATAGATGGTATGTTAAATAGTACACCAGTTAAATATTATGATGCTTCGTGGGTTTTAAGTAGTAATAAATGGACAGCAGAAAACTTTGCAGAATTAAGAAATGCAATAGATACTTGGTTGTATGGTTTAGCAAGTTATAGAACATTGATTTATATATTTGATGCAGTTGGTAGAAAAAATATAATAACAAATATGACTTATATTAATGGTTCTCCTAGTATAGAAAACCCATTTGGTTCTAACACACCTAGTACACCACACACAATAAATATATCTACATTAACATATGATGGAAGCAATTTTATTGCAAAAAATTACCATATAGAAAAAGATTACGATACTGGTGTAGTAACAGTAACAACTACTACTAAAACATTGTAAAAAAAATAAAAATAATATATATTTAAAATAAAGAGGTGAAATAAATGATTAAAATTGATAGTGATAAAACTATTAGAATTACAAGAGGAGATACTGCATCATTAGTAATTAAATCTAAAAATGCAGACAATACTGACTATGAATTTCAAGTAGGAGATGTCATTTGTTTTAGAATAATGAAACAAAATGATGTTAAAAGTGTAAAACTTGAAAAAGAAGTAGAAGTACAAAGTGTAACAACAAGTGTTAATATTCATTTAGATAGTAAAGATACTGAATTTGATGATTATGCAAGTAAACCTATGACTTATTGGTATGAAGTTGAAATAAAAGGTAGTACAAGTAATAACACTATTATTGGTTATGATGAAGATGGTGCTAAATTATTCATAATCTACCCAGAGGGAGCAGATGAATAATGATAGGAAATCAAAATGAATTTAACCCTTTAATTGAAACCCAAAATGAATTAAATTCACAAATTGAAAATGAAATTGAATTAACACCACAAATTGAAAGTGAAATAGAAATACAAGGTTCATCTATTGCTTTAAAAGGTGACAAGGGGGACAAAGGTGATAAGGGAGATAAAGGTGATAAAGGGGACAAAGGTGATAAAGGAGATACTGGTGAGCAAGGTTTAAAAGGTGATAAGGGAGATAAGGGAGATGCTTTTACTTATCAAGACTTTACACAAGAACAACTTGCTAGTCTAAAAGGAGAAAAAGGAGATAAAGGAGATAAGGGGGAACAAGGAACACAAGGAATACAAGGTATTCAAGGTATTCAAGGTGAAAGAGGAATACAAGGTATTCAAGGAGAACAAGGAGAAAAAGGAGAACAAGGAGAAAAGGGAGAAAAAGGAGATAAGGGTGACAAGGGTGATACTGGTAATACTGGTAAAGGTATTTCATCTATAACAAGAACAAGTGGAACTGGTGCACCTGGTACTACTGATACATATACAATTACATATACTGATAATACTACAACAACATTTAATGTATATAATGGTGCTAATGGTAGTGGTTCTGGTGATATGTTAAAATCAGTTTATGATACAAATGATGATGGTATAGTTGATAATGCTAAAAAGGTAAACAACCACACAGTTGAAAAAGATGTACCAAGTGATGCAAAATTTACTGATACAACATATGAAAGCAAAAATGCTTCAAGTGGTGGGACAGATACAAGTTTAGTAACAACTGGTGAAAAGTATAATTGGAATAATAAACAAGAACAATTACAAAGTGGAACTAATGTTAAAACTATTAACAACGAAAGTATATTAGGTTCTGGAAATATTAATATTGATGGTATGAATAAATTAACACAAAATACATATTTGGGTGATTTAACAAGTGGTGTATATGTTGCTGGTGATAATGGAATAAAAATAACATACCCAGTAACATATGAAAATGACACAATTGATAGTGCTGATTATACTATGAATAAAGGTGATTTACTTATACTAAATAGGAAAGAAAGCAACCCAACATTATGTAATTTTAGTAATGGAGATAATTTCATTTTAATAACCACAACTTCAATAAATAGTTTTATAATTAAAAATGAACTTTATGATATTGAAGAAGTACAAGAAGAACCTGGTCTTATGGTGTTTGAGTGGTATGATTATGATATATTAGATGACAATAAAATTGCAGATAATCTTACAACAAATGCTAGTAACTATGTTTTAAGTGCTAGACAAGGTAAAATTCTAAAAGACTATATTGATGGTTTAGTTGGAAATGTAGAAACATTGCTAGGGGGTATTTAATATGTCAATAGCAAGTGAAATTACAAGAATACAAAATGCAAAAGCAAGTATTAAGACTGCAATTGAAAATAAAGGTGTTCAAGTGCCATCAAATGCTTTATTATATACATTTGCTACATATATTGCACAAATAACTGGTGGTTCATCAAATATTACTATTGAAACTGGTACATATACACCTAGTGAAGATATAGCAAGACCAACAATTTCATTTAATAATTCACATAATAAAGTACCAGTATTTTTATCATTTACAGATATTACACAAGAAGCAACAGCAGAAAATTCTGGTATAGGTATGAATTATATAGATACATACCAATTATTTGGTGATGGTTATATTTATAATTCCAACACACTTGCAAAAAGATATGCAACATTACAATACATTTATAAAGGAACAAGTGCTACATCAGTTAATACTGGTACAACACATTTTTCATATAATAGTGATGATACACATAGTTCTGGTTCAAGTTACCCTAGATATTATGTTGATAATACAAGTTTTAGACCATATACTTCATCAGGTACTAGATATTGGAGAGCAGGAAGAACTTATAAATGGTTTGCAATATGGTTAGAAAGTCAAAATTCATAAATTTTATTGACAAACGATAAAAAAATAAAATATAATGATATATATAAAAGATACCTAGAAAGTTTGAGGGAAATAGATGAGTTTTATTGATTATTTTGTTCTTATTTTAGGAATTGTTGTATCATTTTGTAGCATTACAAACACATTTCTTAATCGTAGAGATAAAGTAGTAAAAGATACGAAAGAGGACACATCAAATAATGCTTTAATAAATTATCGTTTAGATAAAATTGAAGAAAGTATAAAACAATTATTAAATAAATTTGATACAAGTACAGAACAAATGAAAAAGCAAATTGAAGTACTTGTTAAAGAAGAAATGGAAAAACATATATTAGAATATCATAACAACAAAGGTGAATAGAAATGGGTTTAAGAGAAGATATTGAAAATTTAGGAAAAGAAGTAAACGAAGTGAGAAATATAAAAGAAGAAAGTATTGCATTAAGTTTTTTAAGTGATTATAAAAAACAAAATAAAAGACTTTTTATAATTTGGTTAATAACATTTTTAGTACTTGCTTGTATGACTGCATATACAATATATATAATTAATGATATTGGAACTATAACTGAAACAAGTATCACACAACAAAACGATAAAGGGCATAATAGTTATATCGAAAAAGGTGGTTTGATTTCTTATGCACAAACAAACGATTAAAAAAAGAAAAGTAAAGTATAGAAAATCAAAACAACAAGCACATATAAAGAAAGATAGAACTGGAAGATACCATTGTTCTGCTTGTGGAGCATTTGTAAGTAAATGAAATTCTTTGAATTTACTAGAAGTGATTATGAGTATATAGTCCAAGAAGCAATGCTTGATGAAGATTATCAAAAATTGTTAGAATATGAAATAAAAGGTTATAATAGAACCAAAATGGCAAGACTATTAAAAGTTGGAGAACCAACACTAGATGTAATGATACGAAAATTGAAGAAAAAAATAAAAAAAATCTTATAAAAAGATTAAAAGAACTTAATAAAATTAGGTTCTTTTTTTGTTGTAAAATTTTATTTGAAAAGAGGGAGATTATTTTAAAACAATGGTTATTCCTACTTTTCTAGAAAGAGGGAAGATATTATGTATTCATATTATAATCAAAACATTGAAAGAATAAATCAACAAATAAATGATTTAGAAAGGGCAAGAAATCAAATGCAAATGCAACAACCTACTAATTTAACACAAAACTTTCAAATATCACCACAACAACAAGGAATTAAGTTTGTTAATGGTATAGATGAAGTAGAAAAAGAATTAGTAATTAATGAAACTATGTTTTTATCGAAAGATTATAAGCAAATGTTTATTAAAGATATAAAAGGTAATGTAAGAACATTTGAGTTAAACGAGATTATACCAAAAGATAGTAAAGATTTAATGATAGAAGATTTACAAAAACAAATCAATGAATTAAAGAAAGAAATGAGTAAAGATGAACAATATGTTAATGCAGATGCTAATGAATAAAGCAAAGCAAAATAACCCACAAGTATTCAATTTAATAAATAATAGTATGAATAATAATATCAACCCTATTAATTTATTTAATCAAATCACAAAAGGTTATTCACAAGAACAAAAGAATAATATATTTCAAATTGCAAAACAATATGGAATAAATGATGAAACGATTAATAAATTCAAAAATTAGTCTTATCGTTTATTGATATTTTATTATCATTTATTGATATATTTTTATCGAATAACGATAAATAATTATGGTATCTACTATTAAATTAGTTGATATAAATTAGAAGAAAGGAGATACTTTATGAACGGAACAACAAATGGAATTGTACCAACAATTGATTTAGCAACAAATCAACCATATAACTATGGTGGTTTTGGAAATGGTTTCTTTGGTGGAGATGGCATTTGGGCAATTGTTTTAATTGCTTTACTATTTGGTAATGGTGGTTTTGGTTTTGGTGGAAATAATCAAGTAGCAACTACTGATTATATTTCTAACGAATTTACACAAAGAGATGTAAATAATGGTTTTCAAAATACTAATAACTTAATTTCAAATGGTTTCAGCAATTCAGCAACTAACTTATGTAATGTAAGAAGTGATATTTTAACTGGAAATATGGGAATACAAAATTCTATATTAGATAGTAAATATGCAAGTGCTATGGGAGATGCTAATACACAAAGAGATGTATTAATACAAACTACTCAATTAGAAAATCAATTATCACAAGTAGCATTATCTAACCAAGCACATATTGATAGTTGTTGTTGTGAATTAAGAGCACAAGGTCTTGAAAATACACAAAAGATTTTAGATGCTCTAAATCAAAACACAATTCAAGATTTAAGGGACAAACTTGCTACTGCTAATAATCAATTAAGTGACCAAAGTGTCATTAATGCAGTAAGACCATACCCAATTCCTAGTTATCTAGTATCATCACCATATTCAAGCATTTATAATGGTTTTTATGGTAATGGTTTCTATGGAAATGCAATAATTTAATAGCATAATACTTTAACCCTATTATTAGGAACTTGCTATATTAAGAGAATAGGCATAGTTCTATTCTCTTTTTTTTAAAATGAAAGGAAGATATAAATGATACAAAGTGTACAAGAACAAGAATATGTATTTGCATCAAATACTGACAATTTAAAGTTTTCTACAACTGATTTAAGAACAAGAAGTGCTAGTTGTCAATTTCCTGGTTGGTTAAATCATAACGAGGGTAGTGCTACATTTGAAATATTAAATGGTGGAATATATGAAGTTAAGTTTAATGCAAATGTTACATCTGCAACTGCTGGACAAGTAGCATTAGCATTATTTGGAGATGGTGTACAAATTATAGGTGCAGAAGCAGATACAACAATTGCAACTGCTGGTGAATATGAAAACATCTCTATTAATAAAACAATTAGAGTGTGTGGAAGAAGTAGTGCAACATTGAGTATTCAAAGTGTTCCTAATGTTGTTTATGATGATACAACAACTGAAACACAAATACCTATTGTTAAAAAAGCAAACATTATAATTACTAGAATTGCTTAATGGACAATAAAGTAAATAACTTATCATTAGTTTTACAAGCATTAAGTTTATTGATATTATTTCAAGATTATAATAATGTAGATTTAATGCAAGAATTAAAAACACAAGATAATAATTACTTAAATAAAATAATTGAGCAAAATGAATTAATAATTAAATTGCTAGAAAGTGGTAAAAATGGACAAGGAAACACATAATAAACTAATTGAAGAAACAAATGAAATAATTGACAAAATATTAAATGATGGAATACAAGTGTCTAATGTAGATAATCTATTTAAAATAGTAGATATTCAAAAAGATGCTTATAAAATCAAATGTTTAAAGGAGGGAAATGAAATGAATTATGGAGAATATGGAAGAAATTATAACAATTATGGTAGATATAATGCTAGAGGTTATGACACTAAATATCGTGGAGAAAGATATTTAGATGATATGTCTATGGACTATGGACGATACCAAGAAAGTAGAGAACAAGCAAATAGAGGAAATTATGGTGCAAAAGAAGATGCAATTAAAAGTTTAGACTATATGCTTAAAAGTGTAGTAGATTTTATGAAAATGTTAAAAGAAGATGCTACAAGTCAAGAAGAAATGCAATTAATACAACAATATGCTAGAAAAATAAGTGAAATGTAGTGTATAAGTTTTATAATGCAAATAGTTTAGGTAAATTTGAAAATGACTGTGTAATTAGGGCAATATCTTGTGCAGAAAACGAAAGTTGGGACAATACTTATATAAAATTAAGTGAATTGGCACGAAGAAATGGTACTATGGTTGATGATAAAGACTTTGTTAGATGGTATTTAGATACTAATTACATAAGAATTAATGATGATTTAGAATTGATAGGAGAAGTTGCTAATAAATATAGAGATAATGTTATGTTAATAACTACTAATAATCATATAACTTGTAGTAAATTTGGTACGATTTATGATACTTATGATACTAGATTTAAAGAAATTGAGTATATATGGTTAGTAAAATAAGGGACTTTAATAGTTCCTTTTTTTATGTTATAATGTCTTTAAGATATAAAGAAAGGGAGATGTAGATGAAAGAGGCATTAACTAAATTATTAAACAACATAGCAGACTTATTTAAGGTAAAGACAATTTTATCATTTTTAGTAATAATTACTACTTGTGTATTAACTTTAAAGGGTAGAGTAGAAACTGCAACATTTATAGCAATAGCAAGTTCTATTATTACATATTATTTTACAAGAAAGGAAAAATAGATTATGAACGAAAGAGAAATTGTATTGTCAGTAGCAAGAAATGAAGTAGGTTATTTAGAAAAAAAATCTAATAGTCAATTAGATGATAAAACTGCAAATGCTGGTGATGGTAATTATTCAAAATATGCAAGAGATTTAGATAATATTGATGGTTTTTACAATGGTAAAAAAAATGGTTATTCTTGGTGTGATATTTTTGTGGACTGGTGCTTTGTAAAAGCATTTGGTGTAAATAGAGCATTAGAATTATTATGCCAACCATTAAAATCTTGTGGTGCTGGTGTAGGTTTTTCTTGTGATTATTACAAAAATAATGGACAATTCTTTACAAAAGCACAAATTGGTGACCAAATATTCTTTAAAAATTCAAAAGGTGTAAGAACACATACTGGTTTAGTTGTTGGTGTAGATGATAAATATGTATATACTATTGAGGGTAATTCTGGTGATGGTGTAAGAGAAAAGAAATACACTCATAATTCAAGTTCTATTTATGGTTATGGCAGACCAAACTATATTATTGAAGAACCAAAAATTGAAGTGCCAACACCAACTAAATCAATTGATGAAATTGCAAGAGAAGTAATTGCTGGTAAATGGGGTAATGGTGATGATAGAAAGAATAGATTAAATAATGCTGGTTACAATTATAGTGAAGTACAAGCAAAAGTTAATCAATTATTAAAAGGTACTACATCACCAGTACAACAAAAACTATATTATGTAGTTAAAAAAGGTGATAACTTAACTAAAATTGCTAAAATGTATAATACATCAGTAGATAAATTAGTAAAATTGAATAATATTAAGAATAAAAACTTAATTTATGTTAATCAAAAGTTAAGAGTTAAATAAAAAAGAGAAGAAATTTAATCTTCTCTTTTATTTTTATTCAAATGTATAGGAATTTCCTAGTAGAATTAAAACCTCACGAGATTTTTATTCAAATTAGTCCAATTATACATTTTTGAATAAAAGTGTCTTAAAATGCTTAAAAATAGTGTTTAATCAAATGGGTGTAATTTTTCATTTTTCACATAATCTTGAATAGTTTTATGTATATCTTCTTCATACCATCTATAATTGCTTAAATAATAGAAAACATATTTTTTAGGGAACTCTAATATTTTAGTATATTTTTTGTATTTAGGTAGTTTACAAGAAACTAATACTCTATCTTTTTCTATATCATTTTTAAAATCTAAACAAAAGCAACATTCAGTCAATTTTAATTTATCTACTAATCTTTTAGAATAATAGTTATCTAATATTTTTTCTATCATTTTTCTTTAATTCTCTTTTCTTATATTTTTCAAAATATGGTGTGTTATCTCTAAATTCACAACTCATAGGGCAAGTAGGGTATTGTGTACTATAATCTAATATAACTGCACTCTTATAAATTGTTTTATCTACTAAACCCATATAATAATTCATATTAAAATCTTCATTAAATTCAAATAATACTTCATCTTTGTTTTCTTTATCTCTTGCTATTAATTTATATCTCATTTTTTTCTCCTTTTAATCTTTCAGTTAATTCTTTTGTCACTTTAATAGATACACATATTTTTTCTAGTTCTCTTTTAAATAATAATAAATCTGTTTCATTTTCTAACAAATCAGTTATTTCTTTTATAAGTTCATCTATATCTTTTAGTGTTTTATCTATACTCATTAATACCTCCACTCAAACATTTCTACTATTCTTTTCATCATTTTTTCTTTTTCAATTCTTTCATATTCTTGTCTTGTTATCATTTGTATTTCAATATTATTAGGTAGTGTATTATCAATTATAATAGGTGCTTTAGTACCACATAAATTAATAAATACATATTCAGGTAAATTTCTTTCAAAAATAAATTCTCTTGAATTATCATCAGCAAAATTATTAAAAAATTTTGGTGTCATTAATATTACAACTTGTAAATCTCTAAAATAATTTATATCAGTTTTGGTTCTAAGTTCTAAATACATATCTATTAGTTTGTTCATATAATCTATTTTAGCCATTATTATTCTTCACTTCCTTGTCTTTTTCCCAAACTATAATTCTATAACCATATTTTTGTTTTTGTGTTTCTATACATAAAATAAATTTTTCAAATTCCAAAGTACTAGCATAGCAATATTCTGTTTCTTTATTACTTAATAAACCTTTTGATAGCAAATTAGTAATATGAGCAAATATTTCAAAATCTTTAAATGATTTAGTTTTATTATAAATAATAAACTTACTATTTTTCATTATTCATCATCTCCAATATAAATACCACTTATATTCTTAATTTCATTTCTCTTTAAAATAGATAATGTTTTAATTGTACTATTT